CGAAGATCTCGTCCGCACCTCCGTGTTTGCGGCCGCAAAGCTGAAGAGATCTTTTTCAGTCACAAAAATAACCAGGAGTTTTTTGGCATCGTTGTCAATCAGTTAGCGATTTGCGCTGGGTTGACTCGAAAATGCTGTTGTTATGCTCGGGTCGTGTCAGGAGGGCTTGTGGAAGTCACAACGGCCGAAACAGAAGAGACAGACGGGAAAACGAAGACAAAGGCTGAAGGAGACGACACGGGAAGAAGCTTGACGCCGAGGCTCAAGATCGCGAAGTTACTGCAGAGACTCGAAGAGAAGCTGGCAGGGGAAACGCCGAAGGCGAGTCTGGGCGATTTCATCCGGTTGGTGCAATTGGAGAAGGAACTGGCGGACGAAGAAACACCAAGGGAGATCAAAGTGACATGGGTGGAATCCCGGGTGACGTCCGAGTCCGCGAAATAACGTACAGCCCGCTACCGTCGCAGAGAAGATTCCACGATTCGAGAGCGCGATTCAAGGGGTTCTCGGGACCGATCGGATCCGGAAAAAGTCAGGCGCTATGTCACGAAGCAATCCGGTTGAGTTATCTGAACCCGGGCAGGCTGGGGTTAATTGGTGCGCCAACTTATCCGATGTTGCGGGACGCCACTCTGGCAAGCTACGGAGACATACTCCATGCCAGCCGGATTCCGCACGAGTACAACAAGGCAGAAAATCTGCTGACGATGAAAGACACGGGGTCGAGGATACTGTTTCGATCACTCGACGAGTTTGAGCGGCTGAGAGGAACGAACCTGGCGTGGTTCGGCATCGACGAGCTGACTTACACGGCCGAGGAGGCCTGGTTACGGTTGGAGGGGCGCGTGCGCGATCCTTCGGCGCAGCGGCTTTGTGGCTTTGCGGTATGGACGCCCAAGGGTTATGACTGGGTGTTCCGCCGGTTCATCAAAAAGCCGGTGGAAGGTTATGAAGCAATCATGGCCACGCCGTTCGAGAACCGTTACCTGCTGGACCAGGTTCCGGATTTCTATGAACGGTTGAAGCGAAGCTACGACGCGCGGTTTTACGAGCAGGAAGCGCTGGGCTCGTATCTGAGTCTGAATTCGGGGTTGGTCTATCACGCGTTTGACCGCCATGTGAACGTGCGGGAAATGGAGATGAACCCGCTGCGTCCGTTGCTCTGGGCGCTGGACTTCAACGTCGATCCGATGAGCTCGATCATCGCTCAGAAGGAGGATGACGTCGTGCTGGTGATCGATGAAATCGTCTTGTCGCGCGCGAGCACGATGGAGGCCTGCGAGGAGTTCCAGTCGAGGTATCGGTACCAGGCGGCGGGGGTGGTGGTCTTTGGAGATGCGTCGGGGAACGCGATGCAGACTACCGGATTGAGTGACTACACGACGGTGAGGGAGTTCTTTCGAAGGCAGGATTACCACAACGTGCAGTTCAAGGTTCCGCCGAGTAACCCCAGCGTGCGCGAGCGGGTGGCGCTCATGAACACGGAACTCAAGGCGGCGGACGAAGTATCGCGGCTGTTCGTACATCCGCGCTGCAAGGAGTTGATTCAGGATTTTGAAGAGGTCGCATTCAAGCCGGACAGTTCGGTGATCGACAAGGACCGAGACTCGAAGCGGACCCACCTTTCGGACGCGCTGGGCTACCTGGTATGGCAGGAATGCAGGCGCCAGCCACCGTTCGGGGAGCAGAGGCAAAGGCTGTTTTAGCGGCCCGGGAAAACACGGTCATGGACAAAGGCACTGTTGAGATCGTACGCGAACATCCGGAGTACCGGGTGAGGAAGCCGATGTGGCGGATGCATCGCGACCTGTACGCGGGAGGCGAGCGGATAAGGGCGAATGCCGGAGAGTATCTGATCCGAAGAAACAGGGAACCCAATGAGGTCTATGGAGAGCGACTGAGCCGGGTGTTCTACGAAAATTATGCCGGATCGATCATCGACTGGTACACGGCGACGCTCTTCCGGCGGGAGCCGGTGCTGACGTTCGAGGGAAAGAACGAAGCGGCCAGGAAGTTCTTCAGCGGCTTCATCGGGGACTGCGACCTGAAGGGAACGCATTTTGCCGAGTTCTTTCGTAGCCGTTTCATCGAGGCGCTGGTTTTTGGCCGGAGCCACATATTGATCGATTTTCCGAAGGCCGTGGGAAGCGTGGGGACCAGGGCGGAGGAGGACGCCGCCGGTGTCTCACGGGCATATCTGCTGCACTACACGGCGGATGAGCTAATCAACTGGAGTTACGACGAGCACGGGAACTACGACTGGGTGGTGCTTCGCACCGCCGGCTTGCGAAAGCAGAGCGCGGAGGACGCTGGCTGGATGTACGAAACGCGATGGGCCTACTACGATAAGGAGACCTATCGGATCTACAAACAGCGGCGACCGGCGCCGACGTTTCCCGCGTGGTCCGGGTTCGATGATGCAGGGAAACAGGCTGAATTGATTGACGCGGGCGTGCACGGTCTGGCGAAGTTGCAGCGGGTCCCGCTGGTGGAGCTGGCGGTTCCGGAAGGTCTGTGGTTGATGAACAAAGCGGCGCTCCTGCAACTGGAGCACTTCAACAAATCCAACGCGCTCTCATGGGCTCTGACCATGGGTCTGTTTTCAATGCCGGTGATTTACTCGGAGCGCGATTGGAACCAGGTACTAGGGGAGTCCTATTACTTACAGCTCGGGAAAGACGACAAGTTCGGCTGGACCGAACCGCAGGGTCACGTGTTTCAGATCGCCGCGGACAATCTGGCGCGGCTGCAACAGGAAATCTATCGAGTGTGTTACACGTCGCAGGCGGGCGGAGATCTGGGAGGGGCGAGTGCGCAGTCGGGTCTCAGCAAGCAACGAGACTTCGCGATCACCCAGGAAGTGCTGCGCGCCTATGGCGACACGGTGAAGGAGACGATGAAGCGCGTGCTGGCCGCGGTAGACGCGGCGCGCAAGGACGAATTATTCATCGACGTTTCGGGAATGGACGAGTTTGACATTGGCGACTTCAGCGCGGAGCTCACCGATGCACGAGAACTGCTGGCACTGGGGATCAACTCGCCAACGCTGAAGAAGCAGGTCTTCAAGCGTTTGGCCTTGAAGTACCTCTGTGACAGCCGCCAGGACATCAAGGACCAGATCGCGCGCGAAATCGAAGAAGGGCAGGGCGGGAACCTGCCGCACTGTTAGCACGACTGTGTTACCAACTGCCGTTGCCCACAATGCGGGGCAGTATGGAATCTCGCGCGACGGTGGCGCGATTGACAATCGGCCGCAGCTTAACAAGCTGCCGCACAAGGTCTCAGACAGTTTGAGGAGAACGAATGAACGAGGCAGAACCGAAGGACGAAGGCACGGCGAGGGAGGCAACGGGCGACTTGCGCGGCATCATCAGAGGGGCGATCGAGGAGTTCGTACGAGCCGAGCAAACGCGCACGGAGCCGGCCTACAAGACCGAGCTGATGGACGAGCGCAAGCGACGCGAGCAACTGGAGAAGCGAGTCAACGAGCTGGCGGCCGAGAACGAACGGAGCCGGGCGGCGGCGGATCGGGCGGAAAGAGACTCGGTTCTGCGCACGGAACTACAGCGGCTCGGCGTGAGCAAAGTAGATCTGGCTTTCCGGGCCGTAAAGGACGACGTACAACGGGCCGCCGATGGCCGTATTGTGGCGCGCAGCGGGGAGGGAGAGGTACCGCTTCGCGACTATCTTTCGCAATTCGTAAACGACAATCCGGAGCTGCTGCCGGCACGGATAGCCGGCGGATCCGGAATGGAGACGATGCCGCGCTCGACGGCGGTCAGTAGCGGCGCAATCGATTTGGAGAGAATCCGTCCGGGGATGAACCCGGAGGAATTAGAGCGGGCACGGCAGGAAGTAGTGCGTCTCGCTTCGCAGACCCTCAAGGGGTTTTGAACGGACTCAGCCGAGTCCCATGAGGAAAGAGAGAAAAAAGAATGCCAGTAACGATAGGAATTACGTCCGCCAACATTGCGAGCGCAATTGTGAAGCTGGTGGCGGTGGACGCGCTGCCCGCACTGATGGGTAATCTGGTGATGGGCAATCTGGTCAACCGGGACTACGAGCCGGCTCTGGCGCAATCCGGCGACACAATCAACATTCCGATTCCACCGACGCTGGTGGCCAACAACCTTGCCGACGGCGGCGTGGTTCAAGCGCAGAACCCGAATCTGGCCAACGCGCAGATCGTTCTGAACACACACGCAGAGGCCACGTTCCAGATTCCGGACGTGGCAAAGGTGCTCGCCGTACCCGACCTGCTTCAGTTGTACATGCAGCCGGCGGTGATCGCGCTGGCGGAACGGATTGAGACGGACCTGCTGAATCTGACGCCGCAATTCACGTCGAACCCACCGGTCGGCACCGCCGGCGCGACACTGACGGAAGAAGCAGTGGACGCCGCGGAATCCGCGTTGTTCCTGGCGAAGGTGCCGGCCAGCGCGACGAAGTATCTGTTGGTGGACTCGAACGGCTATTCGGCGTTGCGGCAGATTCCGCGGTTCAGCGAGTTCTATTCGGCGGGCGAGGCCGGATTACGCGCGCTGATCGATGGCGCGGTCGGCAAGATGAAGGACTTCTTCATTCTTCGCTCGCAATTCATTCCGAAGAGCGGCAGCGCCCCGGTGGTGACCAGCAACCTGGCATTCACCAGGGACGCGATCGGTCTGGTGGTTCGGCGACTGCCCAAGCCTCTTCCGGGTACGGGCGCCGTGGCCGAGTATGCGGAGATGGGCAATTTCGGCATTCGCGTGGTGATGAGTTATCAGCCGAATACGCTTACTCAGCAGTTCACCGTCGATGTCCTCTACGGGTGCGCGGTGTTGCGGAACACCTGCGGCGTGCAGGTGTATTCGTAGACGGCAGGCTGGCGAATGGGGCGGCTGGCCGCCCATAACATGCCGGGGAGGCCTGGCAGCCCGTGGCAGAACCGCTCCCTCACGGTGGCGGCTCGGCAAGGCATTGATTACTGTGTTGCACACTGCCGGCGCCATCGGGTGCGGGGCAGGATGAAACCAGGCGCGGCGGAGCGCTGCCCCGCACGGTCTCAGGCAGTCTGGAACACAGTAGTGCTGGCACGGTCTCCCCTTTTTCTGTGGATCAGGAGCGCGACGGTGGACTTACGAGTGTTTTATCAAAAGGTCCGGCAACTGGAAAAAGAGATTACGGGCAATCACGCGGTGGTGGTCAGTAATGAGACGCCCGACGGAGGCCGGCCGGGACAAATGAACGAGGTCCCGAGAGCGGTGGCGGCGCGGATGGTGGTGGAAGGCAAGGCGAGATTGGCAACACCGGAGGAGTGCACGCGACATCAGGCGGAAGTGGTACGAGGAATTGAGACGGCTAAGCGACGCGAGCTCATGGGGAAGGCGCAGGTTCGTCTTCTTTCCGACAGCGACATCGAGATGCTGCGCAGTGCACTTAGACCGGCGAAGGGTTGATGAGGACGCAGGATGGCGCTATTCAACGATGGCCCAATT